GAAAGTATCTGATTTTAGAAGAGAGCATAGTCGCCATTACTTTGCCTGGGATAAGCCTGAGATTGAGCAGCACGTCAGAAATGGGATTTTGTCTCTAAATAAAGCTGGCATTAAACCATACCGCCTTCGTTTTTATATCTTGGTTGGTTATGGTACGACATGGGAAGAAGATTGGCATAGGTTCACCGTCCTCCGTGATCTTGGGGTTGAGTCATTTATTATGTGCTACGAAGGAGCAAATAAAAAGCTCAAGTCTTTTGCAACTTATGTTAACAAGTTTATCTATAAGAAAAACTCATGGGAAGATTACCGGCGCTGGGGTGAAGGTAGAGAGAATCAACAGTCGCTCTTGTTTGGGGAGGAAGCGAATGGATAAGCAGAAAAAGCTGACCATCATCCCATGCGATCTTTCCGACGCAAACGCCTTCGTCAAGCAACATCATCGTCACCATTCTCCCGTTGTCGGTCACAAGTTTTCCCTCGCGGTGATTGATGAGACCGGCAAGATCCGCGGTGTGGCCATCGTCGGCCGACCGGTGGCCAGGGCGCTTTGCGACGGATGGACGATGGAAGTCTACCGTGTGGCAACGGACGGCTGCCCTAATGCCTGCAGCGCACTATACGGGGCCTGCCGGCGGGCGGCGTTCGCGCTTGGATATCGACGCCTTATCACCTACACCCTAAGCACTGAGCCCGGGACATCGCTTCGGGCTGCCGGTTGGAAATGTGTCGGTAGGGCAGGGGGTGGAAGCTGGAGTTGTCCGAGCCGGCCGCGGGTGGACAAACACCCTTTGCAACAAAAGTTTAGATGGGAGGCCCAGTGATGGTTTATGGTTTGTTTATTTTAGGTGCCATCATCCTGATTGTGATGGCCATAGCGATTCGTCGCGACCTTGCTCAGATTGAGGTACAGGCTAAAAGGGTGGCCGTTGTACCAGAGGCCATATTTGAGCCCGAGCCGGTCATTAGTTTCGAGGAAGACAGGGAAATCACCGGCCAGCTGCTGCCGATCACCGAGCATCACTGCCGGGCGAGCGGCGGCCGGGGGAAGCGCAAGGACTGGAAGAAGAAGCCGAAGGGGAAGGGGAATGGGAAGAGGCGGGAAGTTGGGATTGGGGATGAGGTGTGGTGAAATACCAATTCCCTGAAACAATCTTCGTTGCGCAAAGCAAGCTCAGATTCCAGGCCGACCATGTTTTCAGCGAGGCAATCGAGGCCACCCATGCCCATGACAGCGGGGAACACGCCCACGCGGTAGAGGAGCTCTGGGACCTTATCCACTCGGCGGAAACGATGCTGCGGATGTACCAAGCAGCCGGCCACGATGTGTGGGCGGCAAGGGCTACGGTAAAGGAGAAGAATCGGAAGCGTGGATATTATGGCGGGGAGGTGGATTGATGGGGGAAACCGTATTAAGGCAGTTGATCAACGAGCTCCAGAGGCAAGCCAAAGATCTTAACCAGCTCCAATACGGGGAGGTCATTCTGAAGGTCCAGGATGGACGGGTAACGTGGGGTGAAATAAAATCAACATGGAAGGCTGACTCGAATAAACGGGAGGCCAGAGTGTAATAACTCTGGCCTCTACTTTTTTTTAAGGGGGTGGCAGTAAGGGTGAGAAAGTTAATCAAGGAGTACAAGGAATCATTGAGGGATTTGAGGAGTGGCAAGGTGGCCCCTTTGTACCGTGGCAGCATGATATCCGATACCGAGTGGGCTATTGGATATATGGAAACTGGGCAAATCCCTGACACAAAGTGGACGGTGGCCAGGTGGAGCAAGGAAGACCGCGAGGTGTTATTTGCTCCCCAGGTGCTGGACAGGTGCTTTACGATGCCTGATACCACCCCGGAAGTTTCTTTGGGGTTAAGGATTATGCTTGAGCATTTACTCTCCTGCCTGTCGCTCCGGGAAAAAGAGGCGTTTGTTTTGATTTATGGTCAAGGGTTCACATACAGTAAAGCTGCTGATTTTATGGGGTTGTCAAGGGGTAATGTTTATAATTTGGTTACCCGTGCCAAAAAAAAGTTTTCCGGATTCAGGGAATTTGTAGGACAAAAGCAAGTTAAGGGTGAAGGGGTTTACTGAAAAGAGAAGCCGCCCAATCTCAGGGTGGGAGGATTCTTTTTAACACAAATTAACACAAGCAGCTTGAGAGAAGGTGGAGGTGATGGGCCGAACCGCGAAGCACAACTGGAAAAATCTTTTCCTGGAATTTAACCGGGGTAGATATAAAAGTGTTGCCGAATTTGCCAGGGCCGAGGGATTGAACCCGGTGGCTGTTAGGCGGGAGTTTAAGAAGTTTAAAATTGCCGGCGACTACCAAAAAACAGAACAGAACGAAATAAAAAAACAAAATAAAACAGAACAAAAATATAATCTTGAAAAGGGGAAAAAACAAAACCTTCACCCCTGGGAAACACTCAAACGGCAGTTCATAGACTGGCCTGAAGAAAAACTCCAGGCTTATCTTACCCAGCTTAACATCCGAAAAGCAGAGCTCGAAGCCATTCCCTTTGAGGAGATGGACAGGGAAGAGATTAAAGAACTCGGCCAGGTCAGGCGTGAGCGCCGGGCGATCCTCAGCGATCCAGATCCGGGGAAAAAGTGCACCGCTCACAACCACGACGGCAGTCCGTGCAGGAACCCGGTCGAGCGGGGGAAAAACGTATGCTGGAATCACGGGGGGGCGCCGGGGAGTGGATGCCCGCCGGGAACACGAAATAACTTAAAACACGGCCTGTACGCCAGATTTATTCCCGAAGATCCTGATTATCTCGAATTCTGCGAAGAGATAGAAACGAAAAGCACCTTAGACATTTTGTGGGCACGGATAAAAGACCTCAGTTTTTTAGTAGCCAGGTCAGTAAAGATAGCCTGGGTTAAAGATAAAAGCGACCAGACAAAAGTTCTTGTGCGGGAAAAGAGTAAACTGACCTCGCAGACCTCCGAGTCAGAAAGAGAGTGGGAACTACAGCACGCCTGGGACAAAAACAATTCTTACTTAACCGCCCTGGCCAGAATTGAAAAAGAGCTTGATGCTAAAATCAAGCTCTATGAGGAGTTGCTGGAGAAGTATGAACAAAAGGGGTTAGTGACCGAAAAGCACCGGTTGAGGATAGAGAAACTGAAGGTCGACATTGAAAAAGTAAAAGGCGGCGGACCGGGTAACGGAGATACCTGGGCTGATTTAGCGGCCGGGGATGACAAAGATGGCGAAGATGAATCTTAGCCTGGAAGAAAAGAGGGGACTTAAACGCAAAGGTAAGACTCTACCAGTATGGTGGGTTAAAAATATACTGGGTGCGATACCTTGGTCAAAGCAGTGTGAGATACTGGAGAGCGTCCGAGATAACCCAAGAACCGCTGTTCGTAGTTGCCACGGTGTTGGGAAGAGCTTCATCGCCGGTCAAATTATTCTATGGTTTTTATATAATTTTCCACGATCCATAGTCCTTTCTACCGCACCCACCTGGCGCCAGGTGGAAAAGTTAGTCTGGAAAGAGGTAAGAGCCAGCTATAAGCGGGCAAGGGTACCCCTGGGCGGCCGCATCCTGCCCAAGAGTCCGCAGATCCAGATCATCCAGGACGAATGGTACGCCATGGGTCTATCTACTAACGACCCGGATAGGTTTCAGGGTTACCATGAGGAATATATACTGGTCGTCGTTGACGAGGCGGCTGGGATACCGGAAGACATCTTTGAAGCTGTTGAGGGCGTGCTGACATCAGAAAATGCGCGTCTTCTTCTCCTGGGCAACCCAACATCGCTTTCCGGGACGTTTTATAACGCTTTCCGCGGCCCGGGGTGGCACACTATAGCCATATCGGCCTTCGATACGCCGAACTTTACGGCTTTTGGTGTTACAGAAGGGGACATAGCCAACGGTACCTGGGAAGCCAAAATAACCGGCCCCCTGCCGAATCCGAAGCTAATCACTCCGGACTGGGTGGCGGACAAGTACATTCGCTGGGGTCCGGAGTCGCCGGCGTACCAGGCCAGGGTCAAGGGCCAGTTTCCGACGGAGGCCGACGACACGCTAATCCCTCTCTCCTGGATTGAGGCGGCCATGGAGCGCGAGGTGCCCGACGGCATGGTGCCGGTGGAGATCGGATGTGATGTGGCCAGATTTGGGATGGATAAAACTGTAATTGCAACCAGGCACGGCGTAAAAGTGTTACCACTAAAAGTGTTCGTCAAACAAGATACCATGGAGACCGCTGGACACGTCATCGTCGAATACCGCGAGCAGCAGGCCACGGCTATCAAAGTTGACGTCATTGGTTACGGCGCCGGCGTGGTGGACCGGCTGGCCGAACAGAGTTATCCTGTTTACGGGATTGACGTAGCTAAAGCCGCCAGCGATCCCCAACGGTTCGTGAACCTTCGTAGCGAGCTGTGGTGGATGATGCGGGAGTTGATCAACCCGGATCCACGGGTAAATCCATACCCTATAGCGTTGCCCCGGGACGATGACCTTCTTGGTGATTTGTGCGGCATAAAATATAAAATTAACTCCAAGGGTCAAATCAAAGTCGAGGAAAAGGACGAAATGAAGAAGCGGATTAAGAGGAGTCCCGACCGCGGGGATGCTGTGGTGCTGGCCTTTGTTCCGACGATGGCAATGCCCCAGTCCGAAGTCTACGACAACGACGATTACGACGTCCAAATAGAGTAGGTGTAACCATGTCAGTACTCAAAAACCTGGCTCAACGTGTCCTAAAAAACGACCTCGCTGTCATACAGGAATCTATCTCAAGACTCTCCGAGGCTGTCAACGCAAACGAGACCGGATGGATCAACGTCAGCCAGGGCTTCGTTCCCTGGGAGCTAACCGGCGAAGAACGACAAAAAGTCATCGAAAAAATCCGGGACGCCTACAAGAAAAACCCCCTGGCCGGCCAGATTGTGGACCTAAAACGCTACTTCACGACTGGCCAGGGCATCAGCTTCAAGGCCGAGGATGCGGAAGTAAACGAGGTCCTCAAAGCCTTTTGGAACGATGAATCAAACAAATGGTTTCAGCGGCAAAGCCAGCTCTCTGACGATCTAGAAATCGACGGGGAGTTTTTTCTTCGGTTATTCGTCGATGTATACACGGGCCGAGTCCAGGTTCGCTGTATCCCGGCGTGGCAGATTACTGACATCGTGACCGACCAGGACGACGCCGAAAAGCCACTATGGTACCGCCGTGAGTGGGTTGAGCAGAAGTGGGACCCACAAAGTAAACTCTACGTCATTGTTAAGTATCACACCGGCGTTGATGCTGACTACATTCCGGCCGGCGAGATGCTGCATGTTAAAATCGGGGCGCCGCTCTATTCGAAGTTCGGCAACTCACCGCTTTACCGGGTGCTGGGCTACCTTAACGCCTACAAGGAGTGGCTTGAGGACCGGGCCAAGCTCAACAAGGCCCGCGCGGCTTTCGCCTGGAAGAAGAAGATCAAGTCCACGGCGGCCGGCGTAACCAGTGCTGTTAACGGCGTACTGAACACACTGAACAGGGTGGTAACAGGGGCAGAGAAGCCAATGCCGCCCAAGACCGGCGGGGTGATCGTTGAGAATGACGCGGTTGAGTGGAGCGTAATCAATTCGGACGTCAAAGCTGACAATGCCAGTGAGGACGGGCGAGCGCTTAAGCTTATGATCTGCGCTGGGTCCGGTATTTTCGAGCATTGGTTTGGAGATTCCAAAATATCCACCCGGGCAGGCGCCGACTCGATGGAGATTCCGATGCTTAGAATGTTCGAATGGCGACAGAAGCTGTTTGAAATGAGCCTGTTTATCCCAATATTTCGCCGGGTCATCCGTGCCGCCGTCGATGCCGGGGTACTGCCGGAGCGGATCAAGGTGACGCGGCAGGAAGGCGGGAAAAACGTCGAGCTTGAGCTCGCCACGATAGACGTCTATGTCGATATCGACTTCCCGCCGCTGGTGATGAAGGAGATTAAAGAGTTGACCGATGCCTTGGTTGAGCAAATTGACATGGGCATCAAGTCCAGGCAGACCGCTGCCATGGAAGTTGGCGTAGAGGATTGGGAGCAGGAAAAAGCCATGATGGCCGTTGAGGAGGAAGAACGGGCTGCCAAAGCGAGGGAGGATGAGACGAACAAATACCCGCCGTTTAAGCCACCAGACAATGACCAGGGGGCGGTAGACGATGACACTGCCTGATCTGGATGCTCTGGAAAAATTACATGATAAGCTGAACCGCAAGTTGGCCGTCTGGGAAAAGAAGAAGCTTGGTGAATTATTGAAGTCCTTCCGGGCAGCGGAAACCGAAATCAAAGCACTGCTGATAACCGCTGAAGGTTGGGAAAAAACCCGCCTGGAATTGCTATTGGTTGAAGTTGACCGGGTTATGGATAAGATGCTGCATGATACTGAGATGTGGGTGCGAGGCAGGTCTGATGTATCTCCCGAGAGCCCGCTGGCAAGTTTGAGTCAGTTCCCGGTATTGACTGGAGGTGGTACGGCTCTGGCAGCTACCGGAGTGACAGCATCCTTCAGCATGGTTCATATGCCAGTGTTGAGTTATATGCAGGATTATCAGCTTGGATTAATCCGGCGGGTTACCCAGGAGGTCCGGGATCAGATCAAGGAAGAGTTAAAACGCGGATATGTTATGGGGGAGAGTATCCCTGATATAGCAAAGCGACTACGGAGTACGAAATTGGATAAAGGTGTTTGGCCAAGTATTGAGAAGCGGGCGGAGGTGATTGCGAGAACGGAGATAGTCCGGGCTTCGAACCAGGGGGCCTTGTACGTTTACTGGCAGTATGATGTTAAGCGAGTAATGTGGCTGGCCGCGGCCGACGAACGTGTATGTCCCATATGCGGGGTGTTACACCGGAGGATATTTCCGATTGACCAGATTCCCTTTGGTGGACCACCAGCCCATCCTCGCTGCCGATGCTTTATAACTGCACACCTTGCTTTCACTGAGGAAGAAGGACGGTTAGCGAATGCCGAAGCTAAGAAGAACGTACAAGATTTTAAAGACTGGCAGGATGGCAAGAAAGAGCTAAAATTAGCAAAAGATGCTGAACGGCAGAGGATAATAGAGCAATACCGGGCGGATATCAAAGGGGGCAAGTATAAGCTCACTGTCAATACCAACAAACAAAACCGGCATATTGAGGGAACCAAGGAATATAAGAAGTACGTTGAAAAGCTCGAAACAAAGGGATTGAAGCCGGGGATATTAACAGCTGATGCGCAGGAACTAGTCGACAAGTATGCAGGGACAGGAAAAATCCTTGTCCAAAAGCAAGGGCCTTCTAAGGAAAAGATCACAGCCGAGACCGTTGTTGGAAAATATTACGACAGCCAAACTAAAATTTTCCTTGAAACCAACAGGGCGATCATTGTATACTCAAAAACAGGAACTCATGTATATCCAGTACCGGGTGGTGGGAAAAAATGAAGGTCGGAGCAGGCAAATTAGGCAAATTGTTTGAACTACAAGACAAAAAAGCTAAAATAGTCTTTAAAAACGGGGAAGAGGTTATTTGCAAGCCGTTACATTATCTTGAACCGGAAGAAGATGAGTTAACGTATCTCGTTGAGGTCATTGACGGGCTTTCCTACTTTCCCAACGACGAGCTACTGGAAGTGACAGAGGAGGAAATCAAGTCGGTTGAGGAAACAACCCGATAAAATCGGCAGATAACGGAAAAAGCGAATTGGAAGGCCATGGGGCCTTTTTCTTTTGCCTTGAAAGGGTGTGATCATTATAAAAATAAGCTGCCGGTGTCCTACTGATTATTGATCATAAAATTTACGCGAGGTGATTTTATGCCAAAGATAAGTCAAGACCTTGTCAAAGTGATTGAGGTCATGAGCTACGACGCCCTGGAGAATAAGATCCGGGACCTCATCGACCCGCAGGACGCCGACGGAAACCGGTCCTGGCGTTACTACATCAAGGAAACCTTTCCTGACTTCATAGTGGTCAGGGACAGCAACGAAAACAAGGTCTACAAAGTAAGTTATACCGTTGATGCCAGCGAAAACATAATCCTCGGAGCATGGCAGGAAGCGGAGTATGTTCTGCAGGTCAAGCCGAATGGAAATACACCCGCACCGGACGTGGTAGCTATATCCGAAAACGCCGAGGAAGGAGACATCGGCGGCTTGACCCGTCTGACCGAAGCGGCGCAGGCCCTTGGCGGCGGCAAGTTTCGCATGACCATAATAAGGCCGGGGTGGAACATGAGGCTTGATAAAAGTCCCGGTGATAAGTATTACACCCGGCAGTATATAACAAGTCTACTCCCGCTGATCGAGGGCGCCAAGTCTTACACTGATCACCAAACCGAGCGGGAGGAACGCGAGAGGCCGCAAAACTCGGTGTTAAAGCTGATTGGATATTGGTCTGACGCGAAGCAGGAGTTAGACGGCAGGGCTACCGCGACGCTAAACCTTTCCGAATCTGCCGCGTGGATGAAGCCCATTTTGACTGATGCTGGAAAACTGAACAGTGAAAAAGGACTTGTTCTTCTCGGTCCGTCAATCAACGGCTTTGGTACCGTTCGTATGGGCGAGGCTGAAGGCAGGCGTGGGAAAATTGTGGAAGCAGCCAAGCTTCTGCAATCCATTGACATCGTGACCGAACCGGGCGCTGGTGGTACCGTCGACAAGCTACTCGAAGGAGCAAAATCTTTTAAGGAGGATGATACCGTGGACTGGAACAAAATCACACTCGAAGAACTGAAGCAACACCGGCCCGACCTGTTTCCGCAAGTCGAGAAGACAAAAGAGGCCGCCGCGCCGCCGGCCGCAGGGAAAACGGTCGAAGAGCTCGTGGCCGAGGGCATTGCAAATCAGATCGACAAAATCAAAGAAGCCGCTATGGCCCCGGCACTGGCCGCCGCCGAAAAGCTCACCCAGACCAACATCAAGCTGAAGGCCGCCCCGATGATCCGCGAACAACTCAAAGAGTCCAAACTGCCAGCCCTGACGCAGGACAAGCTCTTCCGCCACCTGGAGGCTCGTGATTACATCAAGGACGGCGCCCTGGACGAAGCCACCCTAAAAGAGGCGGTCACTGCTGCGGTGACCGAGGAGCGGGAATACCTGTCCAAGTTGACCGAGGCTGGGAAAATCGCCGGTATGGGCGGCGCTGGAGATCAGCCGAATCCGGAGGACTGGGTACAGGCTGTGCAGGCCAAGATAGACAAGATGTTCGGCGTCCCCAAAGAGAAGCCGGCGCAGTAAGCGAAAACGAAATCAGGAGGGAAAAATTATGGCGAAAAACTATATCCAGAAAGGGCGATATCTCTGGCTGACCGTGGCAGCCGGCACTAAGTCCGGCGATCCCGTGGCAGTTGGCCAGATCACCGGGGTAGCCACCATTGACGCTGACGCAAACAACCAGGCCACCGTTGACACCGAAGAAGTGTACGACCTTTCCGTAAAGGCCATTGACGGCGGCGGAAATAGCGCTGTGGCCATCGGCGATAACATTTACTTCGTATCTGCCGATACCCCTAAGCTATCCAAGAAGACTACTGGTGTATTGTATGGCTACGCCCTGGAAGCTATCTCGGCCGGCGCCACCGATACAATTAACGTCAAGCTGGCGAAAAAATAAGTAGTTAAAAAACGCATCAAGGAGGTAAACCAATGCCACTCGAAAAATTGACCGAATCGCAGCAGGCCAAGCTGTTTGAAGCCCTGGAAATGCAAAGCATTCGGCGTATGTATGAAGTGCTGGTGGAATCGGCCAGTACTTCTGATTTTCCATTTTTACTGGCACAGACCCTGGGCAAGGTACTCCAGCGGGCTTACCAGCAGGTACCGGACCAATGGCGGTCCATTGTGAATATCGCCACTCTGCCGGACTTCAAGGACAAAACCATTCTACGGGTGTCCGAGGCCGACGATCTTGAAGAGATCTGGGGTGAGCCTGGAGAGTATAAGGACAGTACCCTGGCCGAATCCAGGGAAACCTATAAACTGGGTATCTTTGGCCGGACTTTCTCAGTGACCTACAAGACCATTGTTAACGATGACATGGACGCCATTCGCAAACAGCCGGATCGTTTCGGAAAAGCGGCGGCTCGGCTTTTGAATCAGCTTGTTTTTGGTATCCTAATGTCTAATCCGACCATGGGTGACGGCAAATCTTTATTCCATGCTGATCACAGCAACCTGGGCAATGCGGCCTTGGCCGAAGCCAGCTTAACAGCAGCTATCACCGCTATGCGGAATCAGACTGACGACAAGGGTAACAAGATTATTGTGCAACCCAAATTCCTTGTTGTGCCTAACGAGCTTGAGTGGATTGCCCGTAAGCTCCTGCAAAGCGCCCAGGTGCCCGGGACCGCGAATAATGACATCAACGCTCTGCGGGATGTTGGCCTTGTCCCAGTCATATGTCCCTGGTTGACTGATGCCAACGATTGGTATCTGATCGCCGATCCGGGGACGATTGATACTATTGAAGTGGGCTTTTTACGTGGCGTAGGTGAAAGCCCGCAATTGTTCCTGAAATCACCCGGCTGGACCACCATTAGCGGCATGGCCGTTGACCCGTTTGGCATGGACGATGAGCCTATAAACTATAAGATAAGGCATATTACTCGGGCCAAGGCTGTTGATTGGCGCGGGCTGTGGAAAGCGGTTGTAGCTTAAGTGCGAAAGATAAAATGAACAGGGAGGGGCTAAACACCCCTCCCTTAAATTTGGAGGTAAATTAAAATGCCTGATACCAATTTCCCCAATGGAATTGATGTCGGTACTCTAAAGATTAGCAGTGTCCAGGTAACGGCTGCGCCGGCGGAGATAAACGCCTTGCATGGCGCCGGCGCGGTGCAGGCTGATTTTACGAAGATCCATGGCATCACCAAATCTGCGGCTGAGATTAACGGAGTGGCCAACGCTGCTACAGCCAATCCCCAGCAGGCCCACGAGGGAGATGTGGCTGTGACTGCTGGGATCAACGGGACTGATACCGTAGACAAGGCGACCGTCCTTGCGGCTTTGAATACCCTGGAAAATAAGTACAATGCACTCCTGGCGAAGTTAGAGGCAACGGGTATCCTGGCCGGAGCATAGAACTGGCCGCCGCGAGGAGGTGAATAATCATGACCGACATTGAAATGGTGCGCCTTAACGTCCGCGACCAGACAATACTTTACACCTTCGACGATCCGACCATTGAGGCTTTGCTGGCCAAATACAGCAACGATGTAAACATGGCTAGCTTTCACCTCTGGCTCATCCGTGTTGGAGACGCAGCAAAGCGGAATTTTAAATTTAAGGTTGACGGCCGCGAGGTCGATAAAACCATGACCGCCAAGGAGTGCCGGGAGCAGGCCACATTGTTTAAGGAGCTGGCCCTGCTCACGCCTGCCGACGACCTGGCTGAAGTCACCTGGACTAACGCCTTTGACTCACCGGAGGAGATGTGACTATGCTTGATTCCGACGACCTGGATTATATCCGTGAGTGCTTTGACGATGTGGCCATCGATGCCGAGGAGACGATCACATACAAGCGCTACGTCAGTACAACCTCCGGCGACCCGGTGATGGGCACGCCGGACACGCTGGTATACAGTGACCTGGCCATCACGGCCAGCGCGCGTGAACTCACACTGGAAGAGATACAGGTATCCGGTGGAGTGTATGTGCTTGGTGATATGCAGTTTGCAATCCGGCAGACGGCTCTATCTCTGCCACCGGCTCATGCTGACCGGATCGTGTACGGCGGGGACTCTTTCAAGCCGAAGAGTATTAATCACAGCTTCCTGGGCGGGATTGTTGGCTGGACGATAAGGGCGGGTAAGCAGTGAGCGGGAATATGTTCGACATCCATTTTCGTGGAGTGGAAGATCTTCTAAGGGTGGCCGAGTCGCGACAGCTGCTTTTGGATGCTAACGTAAGGGCTGCCGTGGCTCGGACGGTTCTCTGGGGCGCGTCAAAAATCGCAGAGGATTGCCCGGTGGACACCGGGCGGCTGAGGTCGTCAATTCTGGGATACCTGGCACAGCAGCACGGGGTGAGCCTGCAGGGAAGCGATCCGCAGGCCATAACACAGGGTCTTGGTGAGTCCGTGACGGAAGCGGCCGGGTACCGAGGGAGAATCGGCACAAATGTTTTCTATGCGGCACTGGTTGACCTTGGTATCTCAGGTCCAAAAAACAGACCGAAACTGACGACGAAGCAACTGCGGTACCTGTTTGCCAGGGGAATCCTCCAGCGCGGCCCAGGCAAAACCGTGATTTACACTTACAGAAGGAGGGGCACTCGCGGCAGGGGTTTTTTCCGGAACAACCTTCCACTCATCGACAACTACTTTCAGCAGCAGATGCACGAAGCAATCAAGCACGCCGAGCGGGGCGAACTACTTCCCGTCACGTTTTAGCGGAATCACGTCGGCTGGCTTTCCCTGCTCTTTCTTTTCGAGCCCGAAGGTTTCCCGAATAAAATCGCTCATGTCATGCTCGATAACGATTTTGTCCCCTGGCCATTTATTATCATGGACAGTCAGACGACGCGTAGGGAAGATATCCTTCTTTTCCAAGTCTTTCACCACCTTTCGGGTGGTAGTATTCGCCATAAGTTTGCTTTTTCCTGCGAGGTGATGCCATGGATAACATGATGCTAAGCATCGGAAAGTACATCACATCCAACTACGCTGCCTTTGGCCTGGCTGCTGCAAACGACTTGAAGCTTACCGGGAAACCTAAAAGCAACCTCGTCAACGGCGGCAAATGGCTCATCATGTTGGCTATGCGGACCCTGCCGGACCATACCCGCGGTTTACCGTTCGGGAACCTCCTGGCCACCGGGATAAAAGGTGAGCGGTTTTTGACGATAGTTGAGTTTGAGTGCAAAGCCCGGGCTCCGGACCCGGGGAGGGACTTTTACTGGAATACAGTTCGGTTATTCCGGGACGGGGTTTACGGCGCCCTGGCCGGCCCCTCCCGTGGTGGGTTGGTAATTCCCCGGTACAACTGGATCGATCCTGAGTACCCGGTCAGCGACGGAGAAATCTGGTTTG